ATGGCAACGAGACGTGTTTACACACTGTATGGCGATGTTGAAGCCTTGAAAATGGTGATAGGGCGGTTGGTGGAGAATTCCTTCGCCTTCCACTACACCGGGGAGTTCCTGTATGACAATGCTCCGTGGGATGAATTCATTGAGAAGTGCTGCGGTGATATCAAGGGCAGGCTTGTGACACGCACCGAGGAATGGGCTGAACTGGATGAGATATTCGAGCAGGTCGGCTAATCGTTGAACAATAAGACAATTAAACACATCAATTATGAGAGTATATATCAAAGTGACAGATTCGCTCCGAAGGGAGCTGGCTTCGAGGTTCGCGGTGTCCAAGCCTACCGTCTGGTCGGCGCTTAATTATCTGACAAAAAGTGACCTTGCAGAAGCGATCCGGCAATATGCCTTGGCCCATGGTGGTGCCATTGAGGAACAGAACTTCGTCCCCAACTGCCGGACTGAATATACCGAGGATGAGATAATCCAGACATTCGCCGGAGGAGTGCAGGTCCGAATGGACAGGCATAAAGGGGATGTCAGTCTTATGCAGGGCGGAAAGGATCTGGAGTCTTATGGGCCGATAAGCCTCCAGGCGTGGGGAAACCTGCTCTACCACGCCCAGAAACTGTCTGAAGAGAGCATAGCCAAAGCGACGAAGAAATGAATGACGCTTTGATATTCTTCCTGTGCCTGATTCTGATTGTGGGTGGATTGGTTGTCGTGGTGTTGACTGCGTTCTGGTGGGCGGTATGGCTGATAGCTTTTCCGATGATGTATGTTGGTGGTCTTGGCACTATTGCGTTGTTGGACTTCTGGAAGCAGAACAGAAAAACTAAACAGCGGTAAAATTGTTCATAGCATAAAGGATATTAGAGAAATGGGGCTTACCGCTGTGCCCCGAATGGAGAGGATAGGCGGCTAAACGGATAGGCCGAGGGTAATGCCTAGGACATTAGGTGGTTCGACTCCACCCCTCTCCGCAGAACAGATAAGTAAAATGGAATATTACGGAAACATAATAGCTGTGACGGTGGATGAGTTGACCGGATGTGATGGTTGTGATGCCATTATGTCTAGGGATAATTACCGCAATTTGCAGCAGCGTGGTCGGATTAATGTGCTACGGTCCGGCAGGGGTTATGGTTCCTATGCCCTGATAGAATACGCGTCATTGCCGGAAAGGTTTAAGACCCGTTTTGTGGCCAAGTACGGCAATCCTGATGAGCTTATGAAGAAAGAGCAGATCGGACTGCCCCAGGACCTGAAGGCACAGCAGTTCTTCTATGACCACGTCCTGCCTAACGGGGAGCGTATCCCGGAGCCTAAGCAGGAGGAATACACCACAAACGCAAGGGTCTTGAACTCACTTCAGGACATGTTCAACACCCAGAAGGCGATGAGACGGGCGTGCAACAACAACACGCCTGTGATCTGGTCGAACATCTTCCGTGCGTCGGAGGATCTCCGTGAGACCTATCATCACACGCTTCCGAAGAGTGAGGCGCGTCTGCGTGACAAGATGCGTGAATATGCGAAGGCGGGATATGCGTGTCTGATATCAGGCAAGTTCGGGAACAAAAACACCATCAAGATCACCAAGACCGGGGAACGCCTTATAATCGCACTTCGGAGATGCAAGACTCCGGTGTATACATTGGCACAGATGCTTGAGAAGTACAACACCATAGCGGTTGAAAAGGGTTGGAAGCCGCTCCGTTCGGAGAACTCGCTTCGCCAGTTCCTGGAGCGTCCGGAAATCAAGCCTCAGTGGTATGACGCGGTGTATGGTGAGCTTGCCTCGAAGCAGATATATTCACGCCACAACAAGACATTGATGCCGACGATGAGGGATTCCCTCTGGTATGGCGACGGTACGAAACTGAACCTGTTCTACAAGGACTACGAGGAAGGAAAGCTGGTTGTCAAGACGGCTTTCGTGTACGAGGTCGCTGACGCGTTCAATGACACGCTGCTTGGTTATGCCATCGGAAAAACCGAGAATTTTGATCTCCAGTATAAAGCCTTTCGAATGGCGGTTGAAACCTCCGGGCATAAGCCATACGAGATTGTAACGGACAACCAGGGGGCGCAGACGTCAAAGGTCGCCAAGGCTTTCTTCGCAAGCATAACATCGCACGTGTCCCGGACAACCTCATCTTACAACCCGCAGTCGAAGACGATAGAACGGCTTTTCGGAGAGTTTCAGCGCCAGATCCTCGGACAGGACTGGAGGTTCACCGGAGGCAACATCTCCGCCAAGGATGCGTGGAAGATAAACAGGGAGTTCGTGGACGCCAACAAGGAGTCGCTTTACACATACGATGAACTGCTTGCCGCCTATGCGGAGGCACGCAGGAAATGGAACGCCCTCAATGGCAGGTTGTCGGCTTATCAGAAGAGCGTAAATCCGGAGACCGAAGCCGTGTCACAGATCGATATGGTGAACCTGTTCTGGATAAGGACAGACCGCCCGTCAAGATTCACAGCCGACGGCATATCCATCCAGTACCAGAAGCGCAAGTACACCTATGAGGTGCTGACCGCTGACGGCAAACCGGACTACGAGTGGAGAAAGGTGAACACCGGCAAGGAGTTCATCGTGAAGTTTGACCCGATGAAGATGGATATGGCGATGCTGTTTGAGCAGACAGCGATGGGGCTGAGGTATGTCGCTTCGGCATATCCTTACCTGACGATTCACAGGAATATCCAGGAGCAGAAAGACGGGGATATGGCTCTGATAAGGCAGAACGATACTGAGAACAAGAGGATGAGGGTTCAGCGCAGAATCGAGAACCACGCTCTGGAGCTTGAGCACGGAATGGCCCCGGAACAGAATGGCCTGACCACACCTGCCTTGAAGGGAATCAGCGAGAGCGAGTTCGAGACGTTCGCGGATGCGCTGGCCGTTGTGACCCATCCGGACGCTCCGGACACGACCGACATCGGACCGTTCAACAAGGAGTTGAGCAATATGGATTACAACCCTCTTGACGCGATAAGCAGAACATAGCAAATCATTCAATATTATGGCACAGAAACTAACATTAGAAGAGAAGCAGGGCATCCAGCGGATGCTCCTTGACTATGCGTCTGGATATGCAAGCCAGGCGAAGGCGGCGAATTCCCTGCGGGACATCGCAAGTCCCGGAACATTCAATGCCGTCGTGAACGGCAAGTTTGAAAGGATCAGCGATGAAATGTTCCTCCGCATCAAGGCAGCTGTCGGCAGCGGCAAGTCTGAAGGGTGGCAGATCTGCCAGACATCTGCTTTCAAGGATGTGGAGACGCTTCTTGCGGACGCGCAGCAGTATCAGAACGTGTCTTGGATTGTGGCTCCTGCCGGAATCGGGAAGACGACCGCGGCGTTCCAGTATTCAAAGACCCACAGGAATGTGTTTGTCCTCGGATGCTCGGAGGATATGCACAAGGCTGACTTCGTTGAAGAGCTTGCGAAGAAGATAGGCATCAGGAATGAGGGGCTTACCGTCCGCGCGACTTTGAACCGGATTGTAGATGAGCTGGTCAAGATGAAAAGCCCCCTGCTTGTTTTCGATGAGGGGGACAAGCTCACAGACTCTGTGATGTACTATTTCATCAGCCTGTATAACGCCCTTGAGGACAAATGCGGCATCGTGTTCCTTTCGACACCGTTCATCCAGAAGAGGATCAGCAAAGGGCTCAAGCTCGACAAGAAGGGATACGAGGAGTTGTATTCACGGATCGGGCGGAAGTTTGTCCCTCTCTCCGGAGTCACCGAGTATGAGGTGAACGCCATCTGCCGGAACAACGGTCTTGTCGATGAGAAGGCCATCGCATCGGTGATACGGGAGTCCGGCGAACTCCGCAACAGCCGGATGGAATTCGACCTACGTCGCGTCAAGAAATCAATCCACAAGCAGCTTAGGATAGCGGCTGCGTCAAGGCTCTAAAATCTATTAAAAACCCTTTCAAACGGCATTCAAATGGCACGCACATTATCAGCAAAGCAGGTTCTTACAATCAAGTTCGACACGATCCGTCTCGGTGGAGGATGGGATGAGTGTGTCGGTGAGATTGAGACCACCGGCGTCTGGTTCATCTGGGGGAATTCCGGCAACGGCAAGACCTCGGCTGTGGTGTCATTGTGCAAGGAACTGTCGGCATTCGGCAAAGTCCTTTACAACTCACGGGAGGAGGGTGTGAGCTTGACGATGCAGAACACGCTCCGTCGCTATGGCATGGGCGAACTTGGCAGCAGATTCCAGCTGGCGAACATGTCGCTTCCGGAATTGGATGAGAAGATTTCGCAGCAGCGTTCCCCGAAGTTTGTCGTCCTCGACTCCTTCCAGTTCATGGGACTGACATATAAGGATTTCAGGGCTTTCTGCGAGAAGCATAAGAATAAGCTTTTGATATTTGTCAGCCGAACACGTGGACGCCAGCCGGAAGGACGTGCAGCGACGAGCGCGATGTATGATGCCTCCTGCAAGATCTGGGTGGAAGGGTACAAGGCGTTCAGCAAGGGGCGTTTTGTCGGTGCTACCGGGGAAATGACAATCTGGGATGAAGGGGCGAAGAAGTATTGGTCTGCTCCTGTTTAATATGTTATCGTATGGGAAATAAAAAACGCAATTATTCAAGGTTCTACGCCTTGTGCAAGGCTAAAGGTATCGACCTCGAACAGTACAAGGATGATCTGATCTCGCAGTTCACGCAAGGACGAACAATATCACTGAGGGATATGAAGGATTCTGAGTATGATGAGATGTGTAGCTGCATTCAGAGCGGCAGACATCGGTCCGAAAGCCGTGACGATTATGTATTCCGTCGCAAGAAGATGCGCTCGGCTGTCTTGAAGAGAATTCAGCAGATAGGTGTGGATACCACCGACTTCGATAAGGTGAATGCGTTCTGCCAGAATGTCCGGATTGCCGGCAAGCCTTTCGGGATGCTGACGATTGAGGAACTGGAATCGTTGATTCCCAAACTGGAGGCAATCATCAGGAAGCCGCGGCCGCAGAAAGAGGAATCCGTCCGTGCCGTGAAAATATTCCCGGTGTACGTGGGCAGGAATCCGAACCAGTTGCCAAGTTGAAATTAATTCATAAGGAGGTGTTCCTATGTAAGTTGAAGAAAGTGCGTATGGGGAGGTGCCAGGACATATTCGCATCCGAAAAATCCACGTTGCGAGCAGCGGATGCACAGGGGTTCGAGTCCCCGACCTCCTCCCAAGTTTTATCAATTCAAAATTGTGTATTATGGATATCAGTAAAATGACACCGCAGCAGAGAGCCGAACTGAAGGCTCAGCTTGAGGCCGAGGAACGTGCCGAGAAACAGAAACGTGAGGATGACATCAACTCCTACAAGGAACTTACGGCGGAGTTCTGCCACAGGACGATGGAGAAGATGGTGGCGTTGAGTTCATTGATGAGGCAGAGGAAGGATGAGGTGTTTTCTGATGTGGCGTCTCTCATCGAACTCAAGGAGAGGCTCTTCAATGCCAAGGTGGACCGCCACAGCAACTCGTTCACCGCTGACGGAATCACAGTGACTCTTGGCAGGAGGACTAACGACGGCTGGGATGACACCGTGGAAGTCGGAATCACCAAGGTGAAGGAGTTCCTTTCCACATTGGCAAAGGATGAGGATTCATCGAAATTGTTCACCGCTGTGATGCAGCTGCTCTCAAAAGACCGCAAGGGGAATCTTAAGGCAAGCTCGATGCTCCAGCTGGAGAAGTATGCCGCCGAATGGAATGATCCTCTTTTCTCCGAGGGTGTGGCCATCATCCGGAATGCCTATTCCCCTGTGGAATCCTGCGACTTCATCTCAGTGTCCCGAAAGGACAAGGACGGCAAGATCCATGTGATTCCGCTGTCCTTGGCGGCGATGACAAGGGAGGACTGAATTATGGAGCGGATTAATGTGGATGACCTTTTCAGGCAGACCGCTGAGAAGAACATCGCGACCCTTGCCGGTTCCCTCATCCGGGAGATGGAGATCAACGAGGCGCAGACGAAGCCGGAGAGGAAGGTGCACACCTCGACCTTGATTGCAGGTGATGAAGGGGGTTTCATTGCCTTGGACGGCTCCGCGCACCGGATGGAGAATTGCTTCATAGAGCTTTTCAAGCGGCGACCAGAGCTAAGGAGTGTGGTTCAGTCCGTCCTTGACAAGATGTTTTATATAGTGGATTTGTAATTGGAACGGATAAGGGGCGGACGATTGATTCTTCCCCTTGTCTGTATAATGATGAAAGAATATGACAACGGAAGAGAAATATAAATTGCTGATGGGCGGCCTTAAGAAGATGCGTGTCGCATTTGGCCCTGAAAAGGCAAAGGATACGATTGGTATAGCCAAGCAAGCGATAAAGGGGTGGAGCGCGTTCTGTATCTTTTTTGATGTTTACGTCAAGGCGGAAGAAAGGGAGGGTTGAGAATGGGAAAGTATTTTATGACAATGCAGGACACTTTCAGCGGACTGCTTTCGATGGAGAGGCAATTGGCCCGCTATGCGGCTGCTTTTGAGCATGCTGTCCTTACTGATAAGGAGGTGGACAAAATGGTGTCATTCCTCCAGAAACGCCAAGAAAAACTGCTTGCCGAAAACCCAAGATGGAAGAGAGTGACCATAGACAAGTCTTATTGGCCGAATGGAGAGGTGTGCATCAGTATGGGCAACTATCAGATGCTTGGAATCGGGGTAAATTGTGTCGTGGATTATGCGGAATTATGATAATGGGGCTGATGCCGCCTTGACTAAGGAGAGTGAATGCGGAGAGTGCGTGTTCTTCAGAAACGGATCGGAGAGCGATTTCTGCGCGCTGACAATGGAAAGGGCCGAGTGTTATGAGAAGGCTTGTGAAGATTTTGAAAACGAGTCATCTTTGTGATATGATTACGATTTTGGCGACGCACTTCCGATAGCCTTCAAGGCTTGTCTTGATAATGGATTTGCCGACCCAAGATCAAAAAAAGAAGGCCGTCATTTATGGCGGTCTTCATTCTTTTCCTCAATCTCTGGATGAGCTGACAGGTATCTGTCCCTCAGATCAATGCTCATGAGACGTATCAGAACAAGGAGCGAGATGCTGACCTCGATGTCCTCTCCGGCATCATTTTTCAATGTTATCTTCTCCGGCTGATAATAGATGAAGTTCTTCACTTCATTGAAAACCGGGCTGGAAAGGTTCTGCATGATGACATTGTACGCTTCGTCCTCCACATCGAGGGGTGTCTGCGGATTACGTTCATGCAGTTGTTCCAGAAAAACATCCGCCCCGTCATCAAGCGCTTTCCTTGCCCCGCTCATCTCAAACAGGGACAACCCGGCTTTTGTCATTCTGCGTGGGCTGAATTTTGGCGCAAGGGAGTCTATGGACTTGGGGTCAAGTTTCATGATCCATCTGGACACGGCCGACAACTGGTCCCCCATTGAATCAAGACGCTCAAGCTTGCGCTCGATTTCTGACAATGTTTCTTTGTTCTTGGAGATGCTTGCGGTATGGTCGGAACAAGGAAGGGCGCTGATACTTTCGGACAGCCCGTCCAGTTTGTGCCCGATTCCAAGCAGCATGTCTTTGTGTTGGGAAATGCTTTCAGTATGTGCGGAACAAGGAAGACCGCTGACGCCTTCGGACAGCCTGTCAAGTTTATGCCCGATTTCCGACAACGTGTCCTTATGTTTGGAGATGCTTTCATCATGTGCGGAACAAGGGAGGACGCTGATGCGCTCTGACAACTTGTCAATCTTGGCTCCAAGGCCATCAATCCCGTCTGCGGCTTTCCCCGCCCTCTCGATTTTTTGTTTCCAAGGCAAGACAAACTTCGCTGCAAGAATCCATGTGATGATTATCGCTGCGATGATGATCCCAAGAACAGGCCACTTCTCCACTATCCAAAGCCAAATGTCCGTCATAAACAAGCAGTCTTAACATTATTAATGTTCCAAAGTTACAAATTTTGTGCGAAACGCAAGCGTGTCTCTTCCGAAATCTTTTTTGCCACTGCGTGAGAATGTCCGGAGATTTAAGAGAAAAAACGGAACAAACGATGCCCCGTTAATATAAACCGTGTTAAGATGGATGCGTGAACCCTTTGAAAATCCGTAATTTTGTATATTGAATCATCTGTATGCCAAGGGGACGAAACAAGGAACTCATCAAGGCGAGGAATGAGAAGATCGCCCAGAGGTGGTATTATTGGACCGAGAAGCAACGGCTGCGGTTCGATGATGCCATGAAAATCTTGTCGCAGCAGGAGTTCTTCCTTTCGGAGGACAGAATCATGTGCATCCTCCGCTCGTACATCAAAGAGCATCCGGAGACAGAAATGACCACCCACACCAAAATCAAGGCCCCTAAACTGACGGCTGTTCAGTTGTCGTTATTCCAGGAATAGCTCCTCGGTTATATTCACGTTGAATGTGGACTCGTAAACCTTCACACGTCCGGCCAGAGGATATGCCCTGGCCTGGATCCTCTGCATCGCCGAGACATCCTCCCCGAAGCAATATCCCTGGAGGGCGCAGACAACCTTCTTGTTTATGTCGAGTCTGTGCCTCATCTGCTCAAAGGTATTGTTGTTCTCGATGGATGAATAATGAGAGTCTTCATCGCATTGGAACGCCACCTTTATTGTGACTGTCACTGTCCCTCTCTGCATGTCCGGGAACTTCTCCACCTTGAAATCCGTTGTGGACGCGTCGATAAGGCAACAGGGGAAAAGGATCGGATATTCATACCTGTCGTCATATTGCACGGGATAGAGCTGCCCGGTGTCCTCATCGATGTGTTCCAGTTCGGGCACTGCATGGTGCAGCCTTTCAGCGATTCTTAAATAAAGTGATTCCATTTTATGAATTTATTATGCGTAAAACTTCTTTCTCGACATAGGCGGATATCCGTGCGTCAAGCTCGGCGCTCTGCCCCATGAACTGCCTCCGGGGTATGTTGATGGTCAATGTCTCTTTCTTTGTCAGAGCCAGTCTTTTCCACTTTTCGGCTTCTCCGGAGTCCGGCTGGTTGCCAACTGGTTTCATTATCCCGTTCTTTTGGCCTTTTCGTGGCTTCTTTGCGCCTTTTGCCTCGCCTTTAAGCTTGTAATACTTCGCCCACGCGAAGCGCCGCATTTTGGGCGTTATTTTGGGATGGACGATTCCACCCTCATTGTGGACAGCGGCATAGACCACATCATTGAATATGGTGACCTTCGCTATACCCGGAGTGTAGTTTATCGAGCTGAACAGGTGGTTCTTGGAGGACATCAGTGTCTTGTACTGGGAGTCTGCCCCTGTCCCTCCTGAAGAGAGGCGTTTCGCCTGTGGCCACGGATGCAGACCTCCATTGACGAATCCTCCCTGACGGAAGTTGTCCTGAAAGTGCTGCTTGGCATATTTGCCGGCAGCCACGGGAAGTTTTCTGGCAATCAAGGTCTCGATTTCCTTCTTCATCCGCTGTATGTCTGATTCAAGTTTATCCATCATTTGAGAGGCGTTTGAATATCATTTGAAATGAGTAATTTTGTTAAAAAACAAGAAATATGACAGCAAAAGAGAAAGATGAATTAGTCAATGCCATGCTCAAAGTCCACACCTCCGGCTATCCCTTTTTCCTTTCCACCGCCCTTGCGGCCATAGATGACAGGATCGGGATGGGCGATGCTAAGGAGGTAGTCCTTGAACTCCACGAGAAAGGATTCGTGGAGAAATACCAGGCAGTTTTCTGTCCCGAAGATGTCCGTCTCAAGGTCAACTCGAGACTGGAGACATTTGCCCAACGGGGAGGATTTGAAGTGGAGGAGGTCGTGTTCCAGACAAAACTTCAACAGAGTTTGCTTGAGGTTAAAAAGTTGCGCTCGGAGATGCAGCCGAGTCTGTATGAGAAAATTATGAAGATACTTGAACCGCTTGCCCCATTTGCCGGGCTGGCAGTTGATTTCTTTAGAACGTAGTAGCCCCACCCTTCTCTCCAGTTCGCGAATCTGGAAGGTTATCCAGGCGCGACGTAAAGCGTTGCCTACGATGATGCCGGTGATTATACCAAGAATCAGTATCATTTTGTTTCTGTATTTCAAATTAAATGTTTACCTTTGTATCAGCCGGTGACGGTTAGCGTGTGCTACGGCACGTCGTATCGCGGAGGGACTAGTTCCCTCCGTTGTTTTTATGGAATTTTCCATCTTTGTAGAACAATCGTATTCTCCCTTTCTCATATATCCATACTTCATCGATTCGTGTGTTGATGTTCAGCCTTGCCATAATCATTTTTCTGATGTATCTGTCTGAACATCCACGGGTGTTGTCTATTATTAAGTTTGGGGCTTGCTTAAATCCATGGGAAAACATGTGCTTGACCTTTTCCTTGTGCCACGGTCGAACAAAGCCTTCAAACTCGTAGAACATGCCATCGATTGACAAATCCGGACATTTCCTCTCATAAGGAGTCCCTATCAATGCCCCGTAGATGTCTTGATATTCTTGGGACTTGAAATGGACGGATGGCGTCAATTTGACCGAGTGCCCCACCCTTGCGAACTCCGTTCCCAATGTCTTCAGCTTCTTGTAGTCTGATTTCTTCTTGTCAATGTCCGGATGGATATAGAGCAGGCCCCCGTTTTCAAATTGTTTTTCCAATTTGAATCCGTCAGAAGTCAGGCGCGCAATGCACGCCTTGATGTACGGGCAGTTGTAGCAGTCCTTCTTGCGGTTGTAGAACACGGACGCGAGGCGGTTCTTGACGCTTGCGTTGTAGAATCCGCAGTGTTCGCAGTCGGACGGGAAGTAAGGGTGATCGTCCGAGAACACCTGCCCGGTCTTTGCCGGATTGCCCCCGAGTCCTGGGGACGGGTCTGCGATGCCTTCGCCGCCGAGTCCGGTGTTGTCGGTCACGGGGCTGTCCGTGGACTGCCAGCCGCATTGGCATCCCCATTCGTCCCCCGGCTTGTGCTCATCCCAGAAAGGGTCGCCTATAGGCCAGATGTGGTGGTAGAACGGCTTGTGCGCCTCGCGCGGATTGACGGCCGTGCTCGGCAGCCATTCGATGTTCGGGAACACGTCAGCCTCATCTATGAACTGCCTCATCTCCGCAGCCCTGTGGGCGCGCTTTATGGCAGTGTCATATTCAGTCCTGAGCCAAGCATTGACGTGATGGCTCACAATCCCCTCGGTGTCCAGCTTGAATTGCCGGAAAGGCTTTATGTTCCCATTCTCATCGAGAAGTTTCGATGCCATGTCGCGCCCCATGCGGTGTGCCTTGAAGGCGGCGAAGACCTCGGTGTTAGTCAACATCTCTTTCTTGAACCCGATATCGTTCCCGGATTTGTCATCATACGCGATGTCAATTCCGTTGGCCAGGATGCGGTTCACCTCGGAGAAGAGCCCTTTGTCAATCTGTGTCCTGGTGTTCAGCCGACGGCTCTGGATGTTCTTCAAAGCCCTCTCAATTATGCTGGAATCGAATGTGAACGGGACGGATGTCTTGTGGTCATCCATCGCGTCCAGATACAGGGCATCGACTACCAGTCTAAATCCGCCCCGCTGCCCTGCAGGGCCTTGACGAAAAAACTGACCATCCGGTTGAAGGCGTTGCCTTTCTTCTTGCCTTTGCCGTCCTGATCCTTTTTAGGGTCTTGCCTTGGCTCCGGCTGGTTGCTTCCGTCATCGTCTCCGTCTGTTGGCTTAGGGTTGTTGTCGGATTGCTCCCCGTCATTCCCGTCATCTTTTGGGGATAATGCAACGGGAACCGAACGGGTGCTTTTCAGTTCCTCCTTCATGGCTTCGTAATCCTTTGGCTTAGGGATTCCGAATTCCTCATAGAGGTAGTCGTCATCGATGGGAAGCATCATGTCGTTCTTCAGTGTCTTGAGGACATTGACCTTCTCCTGGCTGTTCTTGCTCTTCGGGGGGACGAAGAAGAACTCACCGCCCTCGGTGTTGATTCCGAGGCGCGCGAAGGTGTCCGTCATCTCATAGTTGAGAATATTCAGGATGCTCTGCTTGATGAAGAAGTTGATGTCCTCCTCACCCTCTTTCTGGACGGTTCCGAGGGCCTGCGTGCCTTTGTCCCCGGCCTCGGTCGTGAGGGTGTTGCCAGTGACAGCCTTGCTGATCTCGTTGTTGCAGAAGGTGCCGAGCTTCTCATAAAGGTCGCCCCCACCGGAGACGTTCTGCGCCTGGACCAGGTTCAGATGGGTGTTGTCCGGGTGCACGAGGACACCGGCCCCGCCCATCTCCGCAAGGTCGTTCACGAGCTTCTTGCGCGCCTCCTCGTCCCAGGCGTTGTATGTGCCTTCCCGTATCGGCCGTCCGAATATCTCAGCGAAATCCGCCCAGTCCCCGACATTGTTCCTTTTCAGGATCACCCAGAACGCGGCGACCGCGAGGTTGCCTATCTGGCGCGGCTTGCCTATGTAAAGGAGGTCATCGAAATCGTCCCAGCTCTCACCGGTGATGTCCCCCTGATGATGGAGGATCACACGGTTGATGGCATCGAAGTTCTTGCGCGGGATTAGGGTGTAGTTGATCCATCCGCGCTCATCCCTGTAGAACTGGAAGAGTGTGCCTCCGACACCTTCCCATTCGTGGTCGTACAGGTCTCCGAGGAACTGAAGGAACCAAGGGGACTTGATGTGCTGCTGCATTGCCTCATCCAGCTTGCCGTCCCTCATGAACTGGATAGGTGTCGAGAGCACGGCTGCCTTCTGCTTCCTCAAGACGGAGAACAGGTGGCTGTCAAGCTTCACGTCCTCGTACAGGTCGCAGAGCTTCTCCTTGCGAGGATAGTCAATGACTTCAGCTGAGCGTATCGCGCTCATATAGACACCCACGTCAAGACCTCCGCGTCTTGTCTGCTGAAGGATAATGGTAGGTGCCTGAACATTGCCGACATGCCCGCCGGCTGTTATGCGTCTTTTCTTATTCTTTGCCATATCAGAAATGATTTATTCTTTTCCTGTCGCTTCTCATCTGAAACTCTGATGAGGATGCGCCGCCGTCTTCCGGAATCCTGTCAAGCCCCTCGATGGTGATGTCCCCGGACTTGACCCCTTTCAGCCATTCCACGGCCCTTTCATACCTGTCTATGCGAGTCTGTGTCATCAGCCCCTCCCGGATTGAGCACAGGTGATAGATGGCTATGTCCTTGGCGAACATCAGCAGGAGGTTGTGGCGCTCATCGCCGGTCGCGCTGAATGCCTTGTCGCAGTCGTACCGGTTCGACAGGTAGCCTTTCATTTCGGCTATCGCCTGGTTCTCCACAATCTCAAGGATGTTCTCGTCCTCTCTTGTAACACGCTCGATGAACTCCGTGCGTATCGATGACGGGTAGTCTTCTTTTGTTATGAAATTGGTGCTGTTCATGTCATTGTCTGTTTTTGCTCCTGTGCGCAAGAGCCTTGTATGAGATGTATGAGGACGGCTGCAGCTCGGCCGTCTTCTGGTCTATTATCCAGTTGCCACCCTCCACGCAGTCGATGCCGTCGGCATGGAAGTTCAGGGCCATCGTGAAGTATTTGAACTCGTCATCGAGCAGTTTCATGTTCGGGTCGTCCTTTTCTGCGATGTTGAGCACAAGAAATCCCTCCCGGTTGAGAGGTTCAAGGTGCGCCTCGATTCTCGTGGCCTTGTCACCCTTGTTTCTCGCGTCCGGAGTCACGGAGAGGTTTATCCCCGTCCTTCGGCTTTCCTGTGCGATGGCCGGCTTGAACACCTGCTGGAACACAGGATCCTGCAGGGAGTTGTTCTCCTGATAGAGATAGACGGCCTTGCCGGACTTCATCCTTGCCAATGTCAGGAGCGTGAAGTAGTGGCTGACGAACTCTGCCGTCGTCATCTTGCCTAGGTAGCCTTTGATGACATAGAGGGTGGAGTCGAGCTTGCCGAGCAGGAACATCGCCTTCTGTGAGCCTTTCTTGTTCTTGGCGGTTCCTTTGGCCTCGCTTGTGGTCGGGTCGGCATATATGACCAGGAACGGGAACCGGCTCAACGCAGGAACCTTTCCCCACTTTGTATTCGGGAAGATCTTGCCCTCCGTAAGAGGGTTGTTGAAATACTCTCCCTGCTGGGCCTTGGTGCTTATCTTGGAGAGGACGGTGTCAATCATCTCCTCCGTGTTCTTTTCCGGCCATGTGCTCTTTCCGTTCTCATCGCGTATGTTCACGATGTCCCAGTTGTTGGCTTTCTTGCCGGCCCGGACGATGCAGCAGTCCTCCGCGATTATGTTCCCCGCCCATATCACGAGTGTCGGGGTGGAAATCGAGCGTGTCGGATATACGGCCTTCTCCCACCAGTCCCAGTTCTTGTCAAGGACATCTATGTTACGGCACACCTCATCGGTGTCGAAGTCATCCTGATACAGGACATCCGGACGTATGCTTTCGTTTCGGAGTCCTCGCGGGGCGTTGCCGGCACCTATGCCGAGGAACATCGCCCCGCCTTTCGTCTTGAAGCATTTTTCCTCCCAGTCCCCGAGCGTCCGCTGTTCTCCATAGTATTGGGTTATGCGTCTGTTGGACTCGAAGTTCGCGCGGTATGGTGCGAGCAGCCGCTTGGCCGCGTCCTCCGTGGCCGAACTGAGCAGGATCATCTTCCGTTGACCTGTAAGCACAAGATACATTATCGTCATCATTATGACGGTGCTCTTGGCGAGCTCGCGTGACCAGGAGAGTACCTCGAACCATTCGGGATTGTTTATGATCCGGTTGATCGCCCGTATGTGGAACTTCGCGAACGGCGCTTTGGCGTAGTTCGGGAAGAAGAACCTCATCCATTCTGCAGGATGTGCTTCCAGATACAGGCGGTGCTTCTCGATCTCAGCCTCGGACATCGATTCGTCAATCGGTGTCTCCTCGTACACCGACCGCTTGAGTGCCTCCCAGAATTTGAGCGCGTCCTTGTCAATCTGCCTCATGATCAGAGAAGTGATTTTATGAATTTGTCAAAGACCCCGGCGAAGGTCTTGGTCAGGTCGGCATCCACAGGACGGAGCCACGTTATGAACCTGTTCGCCACACTGACGCAGTCGTGTATGCCGATGTCGTTCTCAAGCTTGTTGATGGCGTCGGTGAGCTTGCATATGATGTCAGCCTCCCTGGCGTTGGCATAGCGGGGGCCGTCCTCGGCCTTCCTCTCGCTGATTGTCTTGTTGATTTCCGAAAGCTGGCGCTGGAGGCTCTTGATCTGTTCCTCGCGTGTCATCGTCATCGAGACTTTCAGCTCGTCCCATTTGTCGGCTTTTGCCCACCGGATAATCGTCTGGCGGGACACACCGGCCGCATCCGCAATCTCCTGCTGTGTCCTGTTCTCGTATATGTACATTGACTTCGCCCATTGGCGAGTGTTGTCTGACTTGCTGTTGGCCATATCCATGTCGTTTATCGCACACAAAATTGACCTATTAAAGGAAGTGGCGCAAATTCCGGTTTTATGATGCCCGATGAAAATGGTATGATGCAACTTTCTGGCGGTATGATAAATCCGAAATTTTCAAGGGTCGAAATAAGCATCCAATTTTGCGTGAAATAGCACTCGAAAGGATGAAGAATGTATTTGACATAATAGCGAATCCGGACACGGAGGGATGCACCATACTCCTGTATGGCGAAATAGGCGATTATGCCGAAGTCCGTGCGGAGGATGTCATCGCGCAGATCATAGAGGCTGAGAATACCTATCAGAGGATAGACATACGCATCAACTCCATCGGAGGCCAGGTCGGCACAGGCATAGCGATCTTCAACGCCTTGAAGGACTCAAAGGCGGAGATCACCATCTATATTGACTGTCTGGCCGCCTCGACGGCGTCAATCATCGCCGCCTGCGGAAGGAAGGTCAAGATGAGCAGGTACGCAAGGATCCTCATCCATAAGCCCACCGGCGGGGTATGCGGCAATGCGGATGAGATCAAGACCTACCAGGAGCAACTGATACAGATAGAGGACACCATCTGTGACATCTATTCCAAGAGGACAGGGATGTCCGTCGATGAGATCCGCTCATCGTATATGGACGGCAAGGACCATTGGCTTTCGGCCGATGACGCCGTCCGTCTCGGCTTTGCCGATGAGGTGTATGATGATCTGGCGATAAACGCTGAGGACATTGCCGGATTGCCATTGGAGCAAAGGTGCGGCAAGTTCACGGACCTCTATGTGGGAACCTTTAATAATCAACATAAACCCAAAAGCAAAATGTTTGACAAGATCAAGAAGTTGCAGCCGTTCAGCGATTGCGCTGACGAGGCTGCCATCATGGCCAGACTGGAAGAGATCGCCAGGAAGGCCGAGGCCCATGATTCCCTCAAGACGGAGAATGACGCTTTGAGGGCGAGAGTGGCCGGTTTCGAGAGCAGGGAGAAAGCGGCACTGGACGCTGCCATCAATGCCGAGGTTGATGCCGCCGTCAAGGACGGCCGCATCGATGAGACCCAGAGGGAGAAGTATGTGAAGCTGCTTCATTCATCAGAGGCTGATTCCGCACGTGCCATCCTTCAG